GCCGGGTTCTGTGTTCCTCGTCAAAGACGGGGAATAGCGACCATCCATCTAGACCGTCCGTTGCCGGCCGGCTCGTGCAGCAATCAAGTCGAGACTTGGTGTAAGTTTGAACCACATTCAGGGTTCGCTTGCACAGTACAGTGAAGTATAGTGCGACCACAGCTAAGCCCCCGGGTCACAAGTCCGGTGCCGTGGTGGAGGTGCAGCCTCCAGATAGGGTTGACGATGCGTCTGAGTCCACATAGCGTTCGAGAGATGCAATAGGTGGCCATACTGGTACTCCGCGCCATGCGCCCAGCTGTGCAAGAGGTAATCAGCCTCCCAGGGAGTTGTTCTTACTTCCCCCATTCTTGCTCCCATCTCCGTACTAACTGTGTTTTCCGAGACACACCGCTTCTCCCAGGCCAACGCACTCCGCAGCCCGGCTAATTCCAAATACCGGACTGCGTGTGGATCAACTACTTCCCGTAACGGACTTGCGTCACCCCTGTAAGACCTGTTGCTACTCCAATAGCAAGTTCGGCCAAGTCTATAATGGGTAAAAGGTAACGCGCGCCCCTCAGCACCTCAACAGCACGTACCTCTGTGAGAGGTATGGTACTGCGGGCTACACAGGCTGCTCCGACTGTGTTAAGTGAGGCGGCTTCCGTAGGTGCGATGCAAGACGAGAACCCGGGAATTGAATGAATATCCCCGAGCAACTGCCACGCGTCATTGTAAAATGCCGCATAGTAATTGTTCCCGGCGCACGCACTTATCACTTGCTGGGGCGTTCCAGCACAGTGAAAGCGGGTTGTAAGGTCAACGATTCCTCGTGTAAGTCTCCCTATGTCAAGGCAGTCTTTTGCAGAATATGAGATACCGTTCACAGTGATGCCGTTAGGCACCGTTGCGACCGGGACCGACACATTGCTTGGAAGATAGAGCTGGGCATTGCGAGATCCATTTGTGCCTACGAAATGTGGTATATTCCGTTCAGGCGTCTCAGCATTCTCTATTTCCGGGATCGACTGTCCCTGAGGAGCTTTCAACTCCACATCGTAACTGACTCGGAGGTCCCAGGTGCAGTTCGTTGGAGTGTTACACGCTACCATTAGAAATCCGCCAAAAGTGGTGCGGGGTTCAGGATCCGCACGCGAGTTACTTAAGACGTATTTCCATAGGCGCTCATCATGCAGAGCATGAGGGTCTGCTGTGAGCGTAATCCTATCCCAAACATTTGATTCCGCAGATGTGTGATTAGCCATCATCGCGCGTGCATCAGCAGGTAGATTGTCACCCCAATCGTAATCTATCGCCAAATACACGCGGCCACTGGTCGTGGAAGCCATACTGGGAATGAGCTCAAATGCAAGTTTGTGGAAATGGTAGAATTCGTAATTCAGTGCTACACTACTTAGCCATGGGAACATAACTGAGTTGGACGGGTTAATGTCCCACCCAGGAATGTTGATGGAATCGGGGAACATGTAGAATTCGTTCACTGTAGGATTACGAATGGAAGCGATGAATTCGTGGTGTTGAACACGAACAGTCTGCTTACCGTTGAATGTAGGCTGACTGTATTGCACCCGTTGAACTGTACTCAACGGCTGCTTCCGGGGCTTCACACCGCCCTGGGGGGTGGAACGCTTTCGTGCGTTCTTGCTGCGTTTGTTGCGCTGCATGGATAGTTGGTGGAATTGATTAGGTTCCTAGGAAGTGATTAGATTCCCACCGCCGGTTACACTATCACATGGGGCTCCTGGTATCCGAATCCCTCTCCAGGCTGCCACTTCTCAATCTGAACCTCGAGGTGCTTCTGTACTTCTGAAGGAACGTTAAACGCACGATCAAAGGACTCTCGCGCGGCGTCGGACACGCCGGAGGCACGGGCTAGGCCATGAGCCATCGCCTGGAATCCTGATGTGATAAAGTCCCTTAGAGTATCGCGTGGTTTGCCGAGCGAACGCAACTTCTTATAGTATGCTTCTAGCACGGGCAATCCGCCACACAAGCTGAGTCCACAGTCACCAACACTCGCAAGATAATCCTTCCAACCGTCACCGGCGAAAACGTGGTGGATTATTGTGCTGTCCTTGCTGATGCAATCAGGGAAAGCTCTTACCATTACCCATCGGATACCGTCAAAGACGGGACGGGTCTGGCAAAAGTCGATGTGTTCCATAATTGTAACAGCAGGTTCCACTTTCATACGAAAGCCAAGGTCCATGTAAAACTTCGCAAGGCCATCGGTAAAGTGAGAGTGCTGGGCGCGGTCCATGAACACTATGACATCATCTCCGTTGATAAAGCAGTCGATCACCATCCTTTTACGTTTGGCAAAAGACCACAATATTGCAGCAGAAATGAGACAATTACCCAGAGCAGTGTTCATATCTCCCGAACCGCGTGTACCATCCACAGAGAATCTGACCGTACCCTGTGGGGTGACTGCAATACCCCTGTTGTGTATCTGCATCTCCAATAAATCAGCCAGTTCCGGATCCTGAGGGTAGTAAGCCTTGTAGATTGAATGCTCCCAACGCAGCATCTCGACGTTCACGTGTTGATCGAACCGTGATGCATCGAGACCTACTACGCAAGGGTCATCGAATCGTGAAAACTTCTCCCAGATCAATTGAGCTGACTGCTCGGCATTGAAACCCTTGGCAACAACAGGGGTTTCAACTCCAAAAGCGTCCTCGAAACACTTCTGGATCCTATGATAGATCTTATGCTCCAACGGGCGTAGGTATCTGCCTAACCCGACATTGTAGACCGCTGACCGAGGGTTGATCAGTCGTGGCACGACACGCTCACCGGGTTGTTCAAGTATCTTTTCGAACTTGACAAACGCCTTCCATTGAGCGTCTTTCTGTGTCACGCCAAACTTAGTATAAGTTACCGCTGCTTGCTCATAGATGCGTCGCTTGCGACCTGAATAGCATTCCACGAATTGCTTCGGGAGCATTGGGGTGGCAGGTTTGCGCCTACGAACAAGTAGCTTAGTAAATGGTCTAAGTGTGCGGGCAATGTGCCCCGCTTTTGTGGGAGCGGGGGGGAGCTGAGTCTGCTTCTCATAGTAGAGGCGTTCCATGAGAGCAGACATTAGGTTACCGAGACTTCGCGTGTGTACCAGTACTTGGCGGGTTCCCATCAACCCGTCAAGCTGCCAGTACGTCTCCCGTGGGTTTCGATCACCACCGAGCGTGACTCGAACGTTCGGATGGCTCAAGGTGGTCACGCATTCCACCTGAGCCCGAACGCACGCTCGATTTAAAAACCCATTCCGCACAGCGAGCGGAAGCGCTGTGCGACATTCGCCACGTTGGTAGCGAATGGAGACATGCGGTTGCTGTACAACCAGAGCGTCGCCATTATCGGATGCATCGCGAGGAGACGGTCATTCTCAAGCTGTGTCAAAGCTTGCTCCTCTGCAATGTCAGGCGTAAAGACGGAGGCCACTATAGATTCCATCATTTCAGCCACGTCCTTGGGACGGACATGGCGCTCCAACAGCATCGCCTTAACCTCACGACGGATCATCGTATTGTTAGGCGAGCTAAACTCCAAGGAATACCCACCACGCGCAGTACGCACTTGGCGGGCGACCCACTTCATGAACCGGGTCATACGCTGCTTCCGAGGAGAGGCCGCCCAGGCAATTTGAGCCGCTGTCCAATTGGTTGGATGAGCGACGGGCACTGGGTCT